CAGCCGAAGACTTATCTCGTGCTCGTGCACAAGAGAAAGAAAAGTTGTATCCGCAAATGGAAAAACTAAAAGAAGAACTTGCTACCTTGAAGAAGGAGCGCGATGAGAAGGCAGAGCAAGAAGAAATTGCTCGTCAACAGCAGGCTGAACTTGAGGAAAAGAAACTAGAAGCAGACATGGACATCCGTCAACTTCTAGAAAAAAAGGAAAAAGAATTTCAGACTCAGTTAGAAGCAGAGCGTCTCGAAAGAGAACGTGCCTTTGCTCTACTTGAGCAAGAAAAACATTTTCAAGAAGTAATGCAGTATCGTCAACAAAGAATTGAGCAGGAGCGTGAAAACGTAATTCCTGAACTCATTGATTTGATTGAGGGTAACAACCGTGATGAAATCGAGCAGAGCATCGCGTCATTGAAAGATAAATCTGCTCGTATTCTCGACTCTGCACAGCAGGCTTTACAGTCTACTCGCAGAGAAATGGCAGGAACACGTATTACGTCTCCTGCATCAGGACCTCTCGATAATGATTCGGAACAACGTTCGTACTCTCCCGAAAGTATTCGGGAAATGTCATTGGCGGATTACGCGAAGCAACGAGCCAAACTACTTGGCGAAGCAGCAGGTAATCGTGGTAAGGGACTGTTCGGGTAAAACCAAACAAACTAAATTATCCAACTAACTAGAAAGGACTGATACCAACATGGCATCAGCGATTACAGGCACCAGTGAATTAGCAGGAGCACCTACCGCTTATAGTGGTTCAAACTCCAGCCTATCCACAGCAATTCAGACCATCTGGTCTAAAGAAATTCTATTTCAAGCAATGCCAATTCTGCGTTTCGAGCAGTTTGCAGTTAAGAAGACTGAACTAGGTGTAGCACCTGGTCTTCGTGTGAACTTCCTACGTTACAAGAACTTTGCTGTAGACCCATCACCACTTACAGAAGGTGTACGTCTAACAACAAACGCTCTTACAGCAGAACAAATTGCAATCACAGTTGCAGAACACGGCTACGCAGTAGCAGTTTCTGAACTACTTCTTAACGCATCATTCGATGACGTTATGGCATCATCTTCACGTCTTCTAGGTCGCCACATGGCACAGTACCTAGATGTACAGGCACGTAACACATTAGGTGCTGCAACATCTGCAGTATTTGGTTACGACCGTACAGGCGTATCAGCAGGGTCACAGTCATTCTACGACGAAGGCTCAAAGGCAACATCAATCTCAACCATCACAGCCAACCACAAGTTGACTACTGGTTCTGTCAAGGATGCTGCACTTACCCTTGCTTCAAAGAACATTCCTCGCTTAGGTGAGACATACGTAATGTTCATCAATCCAAAGCAGTCACGTGACATTCGTTCGAACCCAGAGTTCATCGAAGTTACAAAGTACGCTGCTCCAGGAAACTTCATGCTAGGTGAAATCGGTCGTCTATACGACGTAGTATTCATCGAAACAACTCAGGTTAAGTCATACGCAGCAGCAGCAGTTGTTAATGAGACTGCAAATGTTGGTGCACCTGCTGACCAGACTGAAGTTCCAGTAAAGGCCAATACAAACCCAGGTTCAGGTGGAAACCCAACAGGTTCAACTTCACCAAACCCTGCTGGTTCATCTGGCGGAACTGTGGCTGCAGGAGTAACTGTCTACGAGTCAATCATGATTGGTGACAACGCATTCGGTCACGCAATTTCCCTTCCAGTTGAACTTCGCGATGGTGGCGTTCTTGACTTCGGTCGTGAGCACGCTCTTGCTTGGTATGCAATTTGGGGTCTTGGCGTAATCACAGACCAGGCAATTTGCAAGGTCTTCACTGCTTAATTAAATAAGCGTTTGGTTGGAAGAGTCCCATACTCCTTCTTTGGGACTCTTCCTCCACAAAAAATTACAAAACTAACACAAGGAGAAATACATCGTGGCAAACAAAGCAACTAGTCCTCTGGACGCAACAGGGCGTGCACAGGAACAAGCAACAAAAGAAAATGCAGAAGCACTTCGTAAGCGTAAGGAAGAAATTTCTACAGCGAACAAGGTTGAGGCTGAACTTCTGGAAACTGCGGTCTTTGACCCAAAGAACCCAGAGAAACCAATTGTTCTAGACGAAATCGTAGAAGTTGGCGTAACACTTGCAAATGACAAAGTTGTTATCCGAACCATCACAGACATTGAAGAAATGACCTGGGGTGTAGGAAATACATACAACTTTAAAGCAGGAGTTAAATATTCAGTTCCTTCAGAACTGGCTAACTATCTCGAAGGTCTAGGTTATATTTGGCGACCAAACTAAACCAACCGTTTAGTTATCGTCAATCCTCTGGTTACTCCTCTAGTTTCTGCCCTCCTCCTAGAGGAGTAACCTTTTTAATGCTGATTAAATTTGCTTAATAAGGAATCATTAGCATCTAGAGTTTAAGCACGGAGGATACGTGGCAACAGCGTCTAACTTAGCCGAAATGGTTAGGTCCGAAATAGGAGACTCCTCTAAGTCTTTTGTTATGCAGTTTATTGCAGATGGTACAACAAATAGATTTGGTCTTCACTACTCTCCAGTAGATGCAGCAAGCCTGTACGTAAGATTTGATGACTTCAACGTTTCCAACGATGTCTCTGTAGAAGAGGCAAGCGGAGTATTGGTAACAGATGTAATTCCACCAGATGGAACTGAAATCACAGTTGCTGGCAATTACTTTAGATATTTCACACCAGCAGAAATTAATCGCTTTGTAGAAAATGCTGTACTGCAGCATTCAAATAATAGAACAGACTCGCTAGGAAGAATACAGACACTTGAAAATCTTCCTCCAGTAGAGGTGTATCCAGTATCTCTTCTTGCAAGCACACTTGCTCTTTATACTTTAGCAACAGATGCTTCTTTTGATATTAACGTATTCGCTCCAGACGGTGTGACAATTCCACGTTCTGAGCGTTACCGTCAATTAATGGATATGATTCAAGCACGCAAAGACCAATATCGTGAACTGTGTATATTGCTAGGAATTGGTCTTTATAGAATTGAAGTATTCACATTCCGCAGAATTTCTAAAACCACAAACCACTACGTTCCAGTTTATCGACCACAGGAGGTGGATGATTACTCTTACCCAGAAAGAATCGAACTTGCCCGACCTACCTATGGCGACCAGCCCTCAGAGCGACCTTATGACTCTGTGGAACTTACTGCCTATCAAGATGTGGCGTTTACGTACTCTATTCCGTACGTCGGAAACCTCACTGAAAAGGGAGCCGTAGCCAATATTCGCTGGAAAGCGGGTGCTCCACAAAGTCACATGCCTTTTACGGTGACAGTTACTACATCTGGCACGGATAATACAAGCCATACAATCAATATTAGTTTAACCAAAGAACAGACCAGGAGACTTGCACAGCGTATGTACTGGGACATCGAATTTGTTTATAACGATGGACAAAGAACAACGTATAAGGCAGGCAAACTATTTACAGTGCGTGAGGTGACAACGTAATGCCTATTGACCCAAATAGCCCTCTCTACCCAGAGATTGACCCTGCACTTTTACCTGGCGTTCCTACAACTCGAGGAGCACGTGGTTATCAAGGACCAACAGGTCCAACAGGTCCACAAGGTCCTGCAGGTTCTGCTTCTGCAACTGGTGCAACAGGTTCTACTGGTGCAACTGGTGCGACTGGTGCAACAGGACCACAAGGTCCTACTGGTTCAGTTGGACCACAAGGTTTAACTGGATTTACTGGTGCATCAGGTCCTACTGGACCAACTGGTGCTGACTCTCGTGTAACTGGACCAACAGGTTCAGCAGGAGCAACAGGACCAACTGGTGCAATGGGTTCTACTGGTGCGACTGGTGCAATGGGTGCAACAGGACCAACTGGTCAACAAGGTATTCAAGGTATTCAAGGCGTTCAAGGTGTAACTGGACCAACTGGTGCATCTGGTGTTGCGGGTAATACTGGTGCAACAGGTCCTACAGGACCACAAGGTGTAATTGGTGTAACTGGTCCAACAGGTCCGACTGGTGCAGATTCACAAGTAACTGGTCCAACAGGTCCGACTGGTGCACAAGGTGCACTTGGTTTTACTGGACCAACTGGTGCAACTGGTAACACAGGACCAACGGGTGCTGCTTCAACTGTTACTGGTCCTACAGGTAACACAGGACCTACAGGACCTACTGGTCCAACTGGTGCACAAGGAACTGCTGTAACAATTAAGGGTGAGTATGCAGACCAAGCAACATTACTTGCTGCTCGTCCTACAGGAAATTTTGGCGATGCTTATTTAATCGCAAGTGGTGATTTATATGTTTGGACCCCAAACTCAACTCCACCAAACTTTGGTACATGGAATAACGTTGGAAACATTCAAGGACCTACAGGACCTAGAGGTTTAACTGGTCCAACTGGTGATACTGGTGCTGCTTCAAATGTAACTGGTCCAACAGGTTCACAAGGACCTACTGGCCCTACAGGACCAACTGGTGCAGCCTCAACTGTAACTGGACCAACTGGTGCTACAGGTTCAACAGGCCCTACTGGTGCTACTGGTGCATCTGGTGCTGCCTCTACCGTTACAGGCCCTACTGGTGCAACAGGTCCAACTGGAGCAACAGGTGCTAACTCAACTGTTACAGGCCCTACTGGTGCAACTGGTGCAACTGGACCAACAGGTGCTACAGGTGCTGCTGGTACATCTATTAACCTTAAGGGAACTGTTGCCACTGTTAATGACCTTCCTGCAAGTGGAAACACNACTGGTGATGCTTACTTAGTAACCGCTTCTGGAAACATTTATATTTGGTCAGGTTCAGTGTGGACAGATGGTGGACCATTCCGTGGTCCAACTGGTGCTACAGGACCTACTGGTGCTACAGGTTCTACTGGTGCTGCAAGCACAGTTACAGGACCTACAGGTGCTACTGGACCGACTGGTGCTACTGGACCAACAGGTTCACAAGGCCCAACAGGTGCACGTAACGGAACAACCTTTAAGATTACAAATAATGGTGCGGGAACACAATTCTTAGTTGAAGGTATTACAGGAGATACACCAACACTTGATGTTGTTCGTGGAGAAACCTACTACTTTGATTTAAGTTCTGTTCCAATCACAGATTCTTTTGTAATTCGTTTTAACTTAACAGATACTGCAAACCCAATTCCTGGAATGGTTGGAAACGTCATTTCTACAGGAGCCTATGCAGGTAGTACTCCTAATATTATTACCTACACAGTTCCTCTTGATGCTCCCGCAAACTTAATTTACCGAAGCGTTCAAGATGCAACCCAAGTCGGTGTAATTGCTATCTACGATAAGCGTGGCCCTACTGGTCCAACTGGTCCACAGGGTGTAACTGGTCCTACTGGTGCAGCATCAACAGTTGTTGGTCCTACAGGTCCTACAGGTCCAACTGGTCCAACTGGTCCTGTTGGTCAGTTCACCGCTTCAGCGAGTGCTCCTCCTATTGCAGAAGCAGAGCCAGGTGATGCTTGGTTTAACACTCAAAACGCAAAAACTTACGTATTCTTTAACGGTACGTGGACAGAAGTTGCTTCAGGAAACTCTGGTCCAACAGGTCCACAAGGACAGGCTGGTTCATTAGCACTATCTACTATGTGGTGGCTAGGAGCATGATGTTTACACAGTTAAATGCAAAATTAATTAGTAAAGTATGCAAGATGATTATAGAGAAGGATGGTCGTAACTAATGCCTGGTTTTCTTGGTGGTAGTAGTGGAGGAAGTACAAGTTCTTCTGGCACAGGTGGAGAGATAACTTTCCCATCGCAGTTTATTGACCCAGTAACTAAACTCCGTGTTTCACAACCTGAAACACTGATTGATACTGACTTTGAATACGGTCTACAGCCTACTAAGTGGGAAACCGTTGAACTTATTAACAACACTCCATCGTTCTTCTCAAAGAGCGGTGATACAACTATCCCTAATATCGCATCAATTTTATCTACAGAGCAATCTCGAGAAATTAAAGTTATTACCTCTCTTGCTCATGGACTTGCAGTTGGTATTCCTATNAACGTTGCTGGAACAAANTCTCTTACAGCCAANGGTTCTTTNATTATTAACTCAGTTCCAACACCATCATCTTTTACTTATCTATGTAAGCAAAACCAAGCACAAACTGCTTCTATCGAAGATTTGTACACATCTGTTATTACAGGTGAATTTTTCCAGGGTTCTCAAATTAGAATTTCAGACTCTGAAGGTATTAAAACAGATGCAGGAACTATCTCAACTCTTACAGTTAAAACAGATAGCCCACACGGTTTTGGTTTAAATACTCCGTTCTATTTCCTTAACCTAAACTCATCTATTTCTCAAGAGTTCGACTCTTCAAATACAACTGGTAAGTCTTTCGATGCTTCTAACTCATCTACTGCACAAACATTTGATGGTTCAAACACTTTAAATTACCTTCCTATTAATGTCGATAACAAGGCAAGTACTGGAAATATTACAAGCAGTATTCTCTCTGTTGATACATCAGCAGACACAATTACCGTCTCACACCAGACTGGCGAAACATTTGTAAACGCTATTATTGGAACTCCTCTTTACTACAACGTAGTTGCGGGTTCAGGCTACTTCTTTACTAATCCGCGTGGAATTGTTTTTGTAAAATCAACTGGAACTCTCAGTGCTTCTACAGCAACATTCTCTGTAAGTGAGATTCCAAACGGAACCACTATTGACATTGTTAGTTCAATGACAGGAACTTTCCAACTAGCAAATCTTGCAAAGACCTTTGCTGGAAATAACCAGGGATTAGAAGCACCTATCACAGTTCAACTTGGAACTCCAAAGACTTTTGACGGTGCAAATACTGCTGGTGGTGGCGGAACCATTTCTGCCTTTAGCGGTTCTCTAGTCAGCATGCTCTCTGACTCAGGTATCTCAGACCTTGACTGGTATAACGGAACTATGGTTCAGTACACCACTACAGGAAATGCTGCTACAGGATTGACTGCAAATAACACTTACTTTATTGACACATTCTTCTTTAACAATACCCCAGGACAGTACTTCTTTACTCTAAAGAACTTACCAGGTTCAGCAGGAACTCCTATCACCTCTATGTCAGGTGGAACTGGAACTCAAAAGTTTAGACAAATTGGTGTTTCTGCAGACCTTGACATTGTTCACGTAAAGAGCAATGGCTTTGTTGATAAGCAGATGATTAAGTACGCCTACCCATCAAACGGTCGTTTTACTACCCCTGGCTCTGAAGCAAAAGACTTTTACTTCGTTACAAATAAGTATGATGACCATAACTTTAAGATGAACCACTTGTTGGCATCTGTTCTTCCTCTTACAGCCTCAATTACGGGAGAAGCGGTAACTAACAATATTGTTGCTGGTTCTCAACAGTCTATAACTGCTCAAGGATTTGTTGGAACAGTTTCTTACTCCATCTCTCCAGCATTGCCTTCAGGTTTATCAATGAGCACCTCTACAGGTTTAATTAGCGGAACTCCTACTGGTGCTTATGCTGCACAACACACAATTACAGCAACAGATACTTCTGGTGGTCAAGCATTCCAGGTCGTTCAGATTAACTTTACTGCTCCACCTCCACAAGGACAGTCAGCATTTACATCTCCTGGCTCATTTACATTTACAGTTCCTGCTCGCGTATCAACAATTTCAGCAATGGCTGTTGGTGGCGGTGGCGGTGGTTCTTACATTTGGTCATACGGTGCTGGTGGCGGTGGAGGAACTGCTTGGATTGCAGGCCTTCCTGTAACTCCAGGAGAAACATTTACCGTTGAAGTTGGCGGTGGCGGAAGCACTTGGTCTTACGAAGGTTCTCGCCCAGGTAATAACTCAGTATTACGACGCAACTCAAGCGCAACTAACCACATTATTGGTTATGGTTCAGGACAAGGTGGACCTAACTCTGCTGGTGGTGCCTCTGGTGGATACACATTCTCAGGTGGTTCATCTGGTGGTGGCGGTCGTGGTGGATACACTAACTGGAACTGGCCTTATGCTGGTGGCGGTGCTGGTGGTTACCAAGGTCATGGTGGAGATTACAACGGTGGTAAAGGTTACGGTGGTGGCGGTGGAGCGGGTGCTATGCACTCCTCATACTGGGGAACACCTGCTGGTGGCGGTGTAGGTATTAACGGACAGTTTAACGACGGTGAGTCTGTCTCTTACGGTCACGGTGGTCGCGGTGGTTCAGGTGGAACACAAGGTGGATTCGGTGAGCCTTACCACTACTACGGTCGTGGCGATATTAACGGCGGTATTTATGGTGGTGGAGCGGGTGGTTCTGGTTCTGCTTACTATGG